CGGGAGTCATACCTAACTGGCTATAAAGCATACTCGTTAGATATTCGATTTGAGCCATTAAATTGTTTTCTGCTGGCCTATTAAGCTGTGTCACTTTTTCCGCAGCATCTATATACGCTATACCATATTTAGATCCCTTTAATTGATTTTCAATATCTTGTTTTCTAGCTTCGGCTTGAACTCTCCTGGCAGGCGTTTTTATCGTAAATGGTAGTTGAACAATTAAATCTAATTTTCCTGAACTACTTTGTTCATCGACGGAATCCAATAGATTTAATTTTCGTATCAAACGTTGCAAAGTACTATTTGGTTCATTCATTACAGAATAAAGAGGATTTTCAATAATAGCTATATCTTTTTTTAATAAAAGAATATCCTCTTTATTACCGCTTCTGTCATTATACAAATTTACACGTACATGATATGGATACCATTCGAGTATTCTAGCTGTTCGAAGTGTTAAAATATCAAACGAACCTACGTGAGGATTATTTGTAGTATCAACCGGAACAATAGCCACTGATCCTTCATCAAACATTGACAAAACCGCATCTTGTATAAGAGCCCTTCCTGGTTGATCGATATTAGCTTCGGTTGTAAGACAATTATTTAATCCTGAATTTATAGTATCAACATATTTTTTGTCTTCGTTTTGTCTCACATGCTCTATTCTTAATGCCGCAACATCCAGACCTATTCGTGTGTAAACCGAAGATATGATTGATCTTTCGTTTCCTATACTCAAACGCACTCTTGATGGCGGACTACTATATCCAGGTCCAATGTCATTAGAATATGTTTCATTCGAATCCCTTTCTCGAAAAGCATTCCAACCACGTTTAATTCTTTCTAGAAAATTATCAGCCACTAGTTCATCACCTCCTTTCTCTTTTTAATCAAAGGCGTCTTTGTTAGCTTTATAAGCTACATAGGCATCCATTAATGCAGCAACGCTATCAACTTTTTGATCGTATCTCTTTTTAAAGAGTTTACGATTGCCGTTTGTATCTTCCAAAGTTATAGCATTTCCCATAGTAAAAGACATTAATTCTTCATCGAATATTAACATCCTTTCTTCAGAAAGAGTCTTCAATTCCCCTAAAGGAACTGATTCCGATTTTGCTCCTTGTATAACTTTTTCGATCCCATAAGGACCATTTTCCTGTTCCCATCTAGTAATAAATTCCTTAGCATTGTAAGGGTCAAAACCTAAGCATCTGATGTCGTACTTTGAATCTTCTATAAATTTTTCAAGATCGTCATATACCTCCATCATGTCCAGAACTGTACATTCTAAAACCTGAAGGCTTCCTTCTGCTAGAAATTGTTCGTACTTAATTCGCATTGCACCAGGTAATTTTAACAAGGTCAAAGATGAAATGTAGCACCTAGTTTTAACTCCAAATGCCCCAGAACTCAAAGGAAACAAAAAAGTAAAAGCACAAAAGTCATCTCCTTGTGAAAGATCTAAACCTAAGGCACAAGGAAGAGACCAAAAACTTCTACGCCTATGTGGAAGAGTTTCCTCGTAGGTAAAAAAGTATGTATAGCCTTCCATAGGAATGCCAAATCTTTTAGCTAGAATATCGTTTCTTGTAGCAGGTGCATTTTCGGCTCTTTCTACATCTAGTTGATAGGTTTCATATGAAACCGTTTTCCCTAGATTAGGATTGGCCTTTAACCATGTCGCAGGATTTGGAACTTCTGACACATCATCCAAACGATAATACCAAATAGAAACATGAGGATTTATATAGACACCTTTTAAAATGTCAAGTAGTTCCATTTTGATTGTGTCGCCTGAACTATTACGGACAGTTCCTTCCGACGACATTGCAACTATAAGGTAATCTTCTAACTTAGATGCGCCTTGCTCTATAGCACCTACAACATCCTCGCGTATATCACCAGATAACCATTCATCAACTGTTGACACCATAGGACGAAGACCTTGTAGTTTATCTATAGCCATAGGTCTAACTTCCAGAATCGAACCAGTTAAAAAGTTCTCAATTCCCTTCTTTGTAGATGCTAATTTAACACGATTGGCTCTAATACCTGTAGTATTCTGCAGAGACCCTTCGGTTAAAAACTTAAAATAGGGTCCTCTAGCACGAACGATAGCTGTTCGGATAGGAGACATTACTTCTTCTGCCTGCTTCATGGTTGGCGCAGTAGTTATCTGTTGCGTGGTCGATGGATTAACATTAAGAAAGTAATTTTGTATACATGCACCATACATGGATTTTGCTGCACCACGAGCGACTATTAAATATTGTTTATTAATAAGACGCTTTTTTACCATTCTTCGAACATAATGACCGCCATGACCATCGGCATTTGGTTCGTAAATACTTCTTTCTACAAAATAATACCAACCAAATACTTGTTCGGCCCAAAGTTTAAATGTATCTAACAAAACTAAATCCGATCCATCAGTTAAAGTTAATTCACTTTCACAAAATTCAACAAAGCCTATAACTGCCTGATCATCATAGTAAATTCCAGGATTCGCTATTAAATCATCAATCCGATTCATTTCCATACTTATTTCTTTACATACGGGAATCTCACCGGATACAACTTTTTCTCGGAATTCGCCATAATAAATTGGAGTAGCTCGGTTAGATAAAGTCATTTCAACCTTCTTTATTTTAATTCTTTCATTGTTTCATAGAGTTTTTTTCCTGCTGCTATTGCCCCTGTCGCAGTTGTTACAGCAAGTGTTGCTAGCGATATCGTTTCCAAAAGTTTCTTTGTTTTTTCTTTTCCTCTCGCGACTTTATCCGGATTTAAACGTTTGTAATTCGTTTCCAAATTAAGTCTATTATTTATTAATTGCAATTCCGCATTGCTTAGCTCGCTGGCTTTCTTTTTCGAAAGAGTAGAAACCTTTTTATAATCAGCACTGGTTCGTAAAGGTTTTGATGATCCTTTTCGACGTCCCCAACGCATTCCAAGAACTCCAAAATGCTCTAGATGATTATTATCCATTAAACCTCCAAGAATTTCTTTTAAGCATACTTGCTAAGAACGTATGCTTGTGCTGCAGATGCTCCAATAAGCAATAAGGCAGTAGCTGCTAATGATCTGCCAAGCGTAACATTTTCTTTATGAATTGACTCTGGAGTTGCATTAAGATCATCTTTGTAAATAATTTCGAGCTTTGCTTTATGAGCTTTTGCGTCAAAGGGCATTCTGCTTTTTTCGGCTTTGTTTTTTCGCCAGTTTACATCGTAATCAATTTCATCTTTAGCAAATTGTCGACGAAAATCAGCTTCTTTCTGAAGATTTCGCATTTTAGATGCCACTTTTTCAACTTTGCGTTCGGCTTTTGTCAAATGCTTTTTCATAATTTGTTCAGCCACTTTTCGTTCAGCCCTACTAGATCTTCGATTATCTAAAATTCCTCTCGCAGTTTCTAACTCAAATTTTTTTTGCGATTGGTTTTTTCCTTTGACACGTAAATCAGCAATTTTTGTTGTTTTTCCTCCTACTGTTACATGGACACCGCCGGCAGATCTGCTTCCACTTCCTTTTCGTTGTCCCCAACGCATTCCAAGAACTCCAAAGTGTTCCAAATGATTTTTATCTTTAATTATCATACTACCTCCTCGTCTACAGGAACGTATAAAGTCCCCTCAGCTTGAATATTCAAACGAAATTCCCACATATTTATTTGATTTTGCATAGATTGTAGAACAAAGGAACTAGATGGTGGATCAAACAGCATTCTCACTTGGAGATAGATATAAGATTTAATAGCGTTCAAATCTACACTAGTGGATAAAAAATCTTCCCAAGTTTCTGTTTCGCCTATTATTGAAAAAACAATAGTCGGACCAACATGCAATTGATTTAAAGACAAAAAAACACTATTTATATGTGTAATTATATCTATATCAAATTCCTTATAATCAGTCTCAACGCCGAGCATTTTTTTGATTGTGTTCAAAATGCTTTCCATAAAACCATCCTTTTATTTATGAAGTTAACGCCAGAGACGAGTATCCCCAGAGACACGAGCGATAAATTTTTTTGGCAAAAGTGATTCATCACCATAGTGTATGGCCAAATGAGTATTATTCGATGTGCAGATTAAATATTCTGAATCGAAAATATAATCAACACCTAATTGAATATCTCTCATTGACACCGGATTCATATGATGAATTACTATTCGACTATGGATTAAATAGTCTGGATCACCAAGATCGCAACCATTGTCTCGGATTATAACCTCGTCTCTGACATTACGCCAACGTCCAGATGAATACATTATTTGATTTAAATAACGATCGAAACCAAAAGTGGTTTCTCCAACAGCACCTCTTAAACGCAAATAATCATATCGTGCATCAAAAGATTTCAATCTTTGCAACTCAGTAAAAGATCTAGTCATCGCCATCACCTATATCTGGTTGACCGCTATATTTTCTGTAAGCATTTAGAGCGTTTATATAAAGTTCTTCTACTCTCTTAGAAGATTGCAATGCTTCAGTTTTGGCTTGAAGGAGTTGATTTTCTTTTTGCAATTTTTCTTTTTCTAAACGCTCTACAGTCGAACCAAGTTTTAAATAATGAGTTATAACCTGGGACGACGCAGTCCCTTCGGCAAGTTGCTTCTCAGCCAAATCTACAGCCAGCGATATCAATTGATTCTCACGTGCTTCCAAACCTCTAGCTGGTGCTTGTTTTTTTGCCTTTTGAAGTACTTTCCTAGGTCTTGACATAGTCCTCACCTCGTATTAGCTTATCCGCACCGCAACACTATAGTTCTACTTTCCTTTCTTGTCGGAGTATTATTAGTTTGTATAAAACAACTAACTGAATAATCTTTTCCAAGAATTCCACCAGAAAACCAAGCAGTAACTGTGGTCGAGGTAGCCGTATCAAGTAATAATGTTAAACCAGTTGGGGTTGTTATGGTATGATCGGTAATCACTTCGCCATCAGCTAACCATTCAGACCAGTCCCAACGATAATCTAATTCAGAAACTGGAGTTTTAGGGAAATGATTGCCCATAATTTCTCCTAGGAAAGAATTACATCAAGATCACCAATTGGTAGTTGGAAAGTATCTCCGGCATTGCAAGTTTTCTGTAATACCATAGCACCACCAATCTCAAATTCTCCAGCACTACTAAGTGTCCAAATTCCGACATGAGTAATATAAGGAGGACCAGCCATTTCGGGCATTCCAGTAAAATTTAAAGCCGCAGTATTAGCAGAAGCTTTTCCAGATGCCGCCGATAAAGCTACTTGCTGGCGTACATAAGATCCTCCAGTAATTTCATTTGCCCCAGTCGAACCAGGATCGCCTTGATGAAGGGAAACGTAGTGGGTGTTCCATCCGTCAATAATTGCATTTGCTTCAGCAGTTCCAAAAGCCATTATAAAACTCCTTTTTAAAAATGAATTTATTTGGCGGGGATAGCATATATACGTGTTTCGGCAGGGATAACATATATACGTGTTTCGCCGTTGATTACGAAAGTTCGCACTTCCATTGGAATTACATACGTGCGATTATCTGGTGTTGTAATACTAGTTTCAAAAGTTCTGCCATCAGCAACAATCACGCCTGAGCCAACTAACTCGGCTATAGCCTGAATTATAAGCATCGGTACTGACGATAAATTAGCAGACCCATTTATAATGCCATCACCATAAACAGTTATCGAAGATGAACCAGATAAACTTGCTAAACCGGTTAAAACAACTTCAGCTAATATATTAACTTTTCCAGTTCCAGATATAGACGCATTTCCAGTTAAATTAGCTGCACCAAGAACTACTTGACCTAAATTGTATCCAATAGCACTTAATTCAGCACTGCCACTTAACAAACTAGAAGCAGATACAATAAGAATAGATGATCCTTGTAGAACACCAGAACCAGATAACACTACTGAACTAGGAATAATCAGGAATGAAGCAGCCGTTAAACCACCAGTTCCGACTAATTGCGAAGCAGAAAGAACTAACATCGTCGGAATGCCACTTAACTCGGCATTACCTAGTAAATTAGCACGTCCGTATACCATTCCATTGCTGATATCACCACTTGCTTCTAACAAACCAGAACCAACTAACTGCGTTGCTCCTAAAACTTGTAATAAAACTGTTCCGAGAAGATTAGCACCTCCTATGATTTGGGATGAAGAGATGATCTGCAGAAAACCAGTACCGTCTATATGACCATTAGCAACTAATTGAGTTAATCCGAGAATTTGTAGAAAACCAGACGAGTTGATTTGACCTGATCCCAACAAGTTTGCTGCTATTTTGATTTCGTTCAAACCAGTTCCAGCTAATAAGGCTGATGCTACTAACTCCGATGCTGCTCTAACTTGAACTAAACTGGTACCAGTAAGATTTGTACCACCGATTAGTTGACTAGAAGCTGGAATTTGCAAATTGCTAAGACCAATCATTCCTGTGCCGCCAATGATTTGGCTTGCTGCTTTAACTTGAACTAAACTAGCACCCTCTAGATTAGTCGCACCTGATAAAGTTGCTGCTCCATAGATAATACCCCCACCCCCTTCAGTGTACTCGATATGTAGCTTCGGCGCGTAAGCTGCGCCTCGTGTATAACCTGATAGATAGCAACTCCCCGTAGTTTTCGACACGAGCGTAAATGCCATGCGTCCCGAAGAGTATGTGTATGTGTCGATCAACTCTTGCACAATGGTATTTAGAGATGGAGATGTAGCATAGACATCCTCAGAGACGGTCGCAGTCCAACTTACGGAAGCCGTTGTCCTGGCACGGTTATAGATAAAACCCAGATTATAATTGGCAGGGGAAGCAACATCCTCGCCATAGATCGTTGTATCTAAATCAACGATCCCAAATGCACCTGCATGCCACTGAAGATTACTAACTGTAATGGTTGATCCATCGGCAATCGTTATTT